GCAGGTGTAGTAGATCCAATACCAACATTTCCATTAGTTACTTTTAGACCACCAGTTATACCAGTATTTAATAATGTTGTAACATCACTATCTGTGTAACCAGAAACAGGTGTTATAAATGATAAAACACCGTTTTCGTCTGTTGATAATACTTGATCAGCTGTACCAAGACTATCGGGAAGTGTTAATGTATATGAAGCACTTGCGGAATGAGGTGGTCCTTTTATTTTTATACCATGTGAATTATTCCCACAATTTAATTTAATAGAACCTGATCCACGCGTTGTATTACCTTTTATAACAAAATCACCATTGCCACCTGCATCAATATTTATATTTTTATCAGTTCTAGATACAATATCTTTTTCATTTACATCTAAATTAGCCCCCAAACTATCTATAGAATATTCTTGAGAATATAAATATCTAATTATTACTATACCGGAACCACCATTACCACCTACTGCCGTGTGGGCGCTGGCTACATATGGGACGTTCCCAGCACCACCGCCGCCACCTCCAAGATTATTTATACCATTTCCACCACTTCCTTGCGAACGACCGACACCACCTCCACCTTGGCCTCCACCTCCTCCTCCTCCTCCTCCTCCACCTCCTCCTCCTCCTCCAGCATAATATATATTTGTTCCTGTTATATCTATTTCTCTACCAATACCACCAATACCAGCAATATACCCAGCAGCAGTCGGCTGGTAGGTTGTGTAGCCGCCCGCGCCGCCTGCCCCACCTCCACCTCCACCCCCGGAACTTGTGGAGCTCCATATTGCAGAGCCGCCACCATAACCCTGTCCTGGTGTATGTATATTGTCGGGATGCCTATATCCGTTCCCCCCTGCTAAACCACCACTACTACCGCCTATAGTACGCGGGTAACCTGTCAAAGGACCACCACCTCCTCCTCCTCCTCCAATCGCTTCATATATAGTATTTCCATCGCCATCTTTTATTATAGAATTATTACCTTTTGCACCGGGTGTAGACGAACTTCCCCATGAGCCCCCATTTCCTCCTTTACCTACAAATATTTTATAAGCACCATTCAATTGTACTCCAGTTACATAAATTAAACCACCGCCGCCTCCTCCGCCACCTCCGCGAATTGCAAGTTCTACATCTGATCTTTTGCTACCACCTCCACCACCGCCACCAATTATTAATATATCACACTCGGTATTACTGTGAAATGTTATATTGTATTCTGTTTCATTTTCACCAGTATTTTGAAATTCTATATATTTGTAACCATTATCTATAGTATGAGTTGTTACACTTTCAATAATTGATGGGTTTTCATTTATTTGTTTCAACAAATTTCCTTTAAATATTAAATCATTTTTTGATACTATTCCACCAGTTATACCAGTATTTAATAAACTTGTAACATTAGTATCAGTATATGATGTAAATGCGGCACCACCTTGTGTTAAATTACCACTAAAATTAATATCACCAGTTACATCTAAATTATATTCTGGATTATTATTGAAAATACCAACATTACCCGTTGGATCAATTGTAAATAATCTAGTTGTAGTATTAAATATTTGAAGGATATCATTATCATCATTTTTATGATCAATTATTAATGAAGGACCATCGCCTTCTGTATTATTAATTTGCAAATTTTCTGTTTCATATGTTGTAGTTGTAATTTGAGTAGAAGAACCAGTTACATTAAGATCAGTAACAGTTAATTGACCTGTAATAGTTAAATCACTATTTAATTTAATATTAGCAGATTCAATAATTTCAATGTTAGAAGTTTTAGATTCGATATTAAGAATATAATTTGATATATTATTTAAAACATCACTATTAATAGCATTTATAGCATTAATTTTAGGATAACCTAAAATATCATAAGTAATTGTTATAGATTCGCCAGCGTTTATAGGAGCAATAGCATTTGCAATCCCAATGGGTCCTCTTAATCCACGATCCCCCTTTTCACCCTGCGGACCAGGTTGTCCTTCAACACCCTGAATACCTTGCTCGCCCTTTTCACCTTTTTCCCCAATGAGACCTTGAATTCCCTGAAAACCCCTTGGACCATTTGGAATTAATATATCAATACTTGAGATTGAAGGATCTCCAATTTTACTTAATTCTATTGTTTTGTTATAATTATAAAATTTTATTTCACCAATACTATCACCTTTTTCACCACGTGGTCCAATAATACTACCTGTTGTAAAATTCAATTCTTCGGTAGTACCTAAAAATGTTATTTTACCACTCAATACATTATAATAAGCACCTGTATAACCATCGCCTTTTTGCCCTCTTATATCGTTTGTTGTAAATTCTAATCCATCATCGCTATTAAATGTAATAGTGCCATTTGTATTATCATAATAACTAGTAGTAAATCCTTTGCCTGTATTACCTTTAATACCTTGATCCCCCTTTTCACCTTTATCACCTTTATCACCTTTTAAACCACGGGGACCCGGAGTGCCATCATTACCAATATTCGCAATATCATCACGAGTTAAAAAACTTGAACCACCAGTAATATTAAGAGTACTAATATTTAACTTACCATTAATAGTTAAATCAGAATCTAAATAAATATTACCATTATTAATAATACTTATATTTGAAGTTTTACTTTCAATATTATTTAAATAATTTGAAATATTATCTAATTTAATATTGTTATCATCAATATCAGTATTTAATAACCAATATAATTCATTATAATTAGAAATTGATAAAACATATTTATTTAGAGTATTAACTGTATTAATATTATTATTTGGTAAAATATAACTTATATTGCTAATTAAATTTTCTGATGAATATAATGTTATTTTATTATTATTATTATTATTAATAGATATATAATCAGTATTAATTCCATTATTAACAAATAGTGAGTGATTTATATTATTTAAAATTTTTTCATTTTCAATTTCTTCAATAAATAAGGCTGATTGATCATAAAAATCATTACTTATATCAGTAATATACGAATATTTAATTGGTATTTCATTTAGATAAGTAGGTGTTATTTCATTATTTGTATAAAGAGGTATAATTTTAACAATATTAAATTTTGTCTGTATTTCACTATTTCTTATACTTTGTAAATATTTATTATCAGTATTACTAGTAATATTAAAAATAATACTTGATTCAAATGTATTACTTGTTAAATTAACAGATAGATTTTGTAATTTCAGATTATTATAATAAATATTAGAAGTTTCGCTTTCAATAATATTATTAATAGTATTATAATCATCAAACCCTATACCAATATTTGTAAAATTATCATTGCCGATAAATAGATTATTGTGATTATATGTAATATTATTTTTACTAAAAGAATTATTAATATTTTTAATAATTGTATTATCTATATTTAAACATAAATTTTCATTATATTCTATATCGTTCCCAATACATATTAAATTATTTTCAGATAAACTATTAAAATTATTATAATTACCGATAATAATTGAATTATTTAATTGATCTGCTATATTATTGTTACCAATTATATTATTACACGATATAGGTATATTTAAACTTGAATTAATATTTGACAAAATAATATTAGAAGCACCTAAAATATTATTATATATAGAATCGGAATTAAAAATATTGGAATAACCTATTGATATAATATTATTAATATTAGAAAGACTATTATTATAATCATTCCCTATTATTATATTTTCTTTACCATTATCCAAATATTTACCCGCGTTTTCACCAATTATAATTGAATGTTCTATATTTTTTGAAAATTGTGCTGTATTTTGACCTATTAAAATATTGAATTCATCTTTTGTAGATGCTGATGGTAAAATAGTTTGTCCCGCATTTTCACCAATTACTATTGAAAATTTTTGATCTATTGTTATATTATTTAAATTATTCGCATTATTATCTGTTGTACCATCAAAATTAACTCTCCCTTGATTATTATAATCCATGCACTTTATTTTACCATATAAATAAATTGTTTAAATCCAAATAAAATAATATTAATATATAATACCGGAATTAATATATAAATATATTTAATATTATTTTCTATATTATAATGTATTTTGTTAATTAGAATATAATCTAATAAAAAATTATTATCTCCATCGTTATTATTCTCGTGATTTAAATTATTATCTTTATTTAAATTATAAATTAAATTATCTTCATAATTTTTTTTAAAATATTCATAATCATTTGTTTTATTATATAATTCCAATAGTATATTAAATGAATACATATAAAAATTAATAAATTTAATTGTTTATATATTTTAGATAATATAATGAAAAGAGGAGGCACAGGCTGTGCTGTAGCTATACAGGATGGTGTTTGTACCAAATATGCATTAGACTCACTCATAGAACCTACAAGACATACTGTTTTTGATACATTACATCAAAATTATGGTGCTTCAACTTATTCACCCCCTAATATAGGACTTAATGATGCATCTTATTCTTCATTTGGTAGAATATCAGGTGGCGGAAAAAAAATAAAGAAAAAATTAGTAGAAAAAATTTTGAAAAAATTATCAAAAAAATATGCAAAAAATTTAAAAACTAATATTAGAGATATTATTAAAAAAGAATCTAAATAATTATAATGAAGGAATAATCGGATAATTTAATTCTCCGCATATTTTTTTCCAGATTTGATCTTGTAAATATAATTTTTCTCTACTTTTCAATAATGGAAAATATTTAAGATACTCATTTAATCCAAGTATTTGAAAAAATTTGTATAATACATAACTATATGATAAAAAATTTTTTCTATCTTTAGGGCAATGTTTTAAAAATGGACCTTGAATATCTCTAAACATTAAACATAAACGATCCTCTAATTCTGATGAAAATTGTGGTGTAGGAATACCATTTATTCTATTTAAAATATAATTAATATGTTCATAATATTTATTTATTCTTAGTCTTTTTAATATTTCACGCATTTTTGTATATGTAATTGTTTTGGTATCTTGAATTTTCTCTTTTTTTATTTCATTCAAAATTCTTTCAAATATTTGATCTGGTATATCGGTACTTTCTTTCCCTTGAACTTGATTACACCATTCTCGAAAATGATTTATTCTTTTATAGCTAAAATGCGATGTATCTTTTGCATTTTGTTTTAATATTGGTCTATTTTGTTCAACTAATAATAATTCCTGATATCCACATTTTTCACAAATCATAATCGCCTCGTGTTGCAAACATGTTAATGTATTTTCACATTCTTTACAAATTTCTATATTTTCATTTAAATTTTTTTTTACATATTGATTATTTGTTAATGATAAATATTCATCAACTAAACTACTCTTATCTGTATTATTTACTGGTATAATATTTTTATTATTCAATGCATCTAGAACTGTTTTTTTTGCAGTATTATTATTTTTTGATTGACTTTCTATTATATTATAATAATTAAATAAAATATCGCTCGTATCTTTATAGTAATCTATTTCATTATAATTTTCTATACTTTTTAACTCCTTATTTATATTATAAATTTCTTCTTTAATTTTTATATTTGAATTCCATAAATTACTATATTCACTGCTTTCTAAATTTTCTCTATTTTGTGATAATATTTCTATATTTGACATTATATTATTTTTATTTAAATTTAAATTATTTAATTTTATTAAACATTCTTCATATTTTATTGATTTATTTTCAAAATCTTTTATTATATCATGATGCATTGTATCTAAAGTACATTTATCTTTATAATTATCTGTATTATTTAATCTTTTTTTAGATGTTTTATCTTTAAACATATTATATACATTTTTAGTATAATTCTTTTAAGTATATTGTTTTTCCTTATTTTTTTTTCTAATTATATAGTATAAAAAGATAAAATAACAAATGGGTGGTGGTCTTCTTCAATTAGTTGCTTACGGCGCTCAAGATGTATATTTAACTGGTAATCCTCAAATTACCTTTTTTAAAGTAGTTTATAGACGTCATACTAATTTCGCAATTGAATCTATTATGCAAACTTATAACGGAACTGCTCAATATGGAAGTTCTATAACTTGTACTATATCTAGAAATGGTGATTTAATTAATAGAACTTATGTTGAAGTTGAAGTACCCGGTCTAGCTTATGTAGAGGATACAGCCACATCCCTTTATGTAAATTACCTTGGATTAAAATTATTAAAATCAGTAACTGTTGAAATTGGCGGACAACAAATTGATAAACATTATTCTGATTGGTTATTTATTTGGAATGAATTATCTTTACCTGCTGGTAAAAGATATGGTTATGATAAAATGGTCGGTGCTAATGGCATGGCATTATCTACCCCTCTCGCCACTACATCGTCTAAATTATATATTCCATTAGAATTTTGGTTCTGTCGCAATGTTGGTTTAGCTTTACCATTAATTGCTCTTCAGTATCACGAGGTTAAATTTAAAATAGATTTTGCTGAAAAAGACGAAGTTTCTATTTTATACAAAGAGGCCGAGGCTGCTGTGCCGTCGACGGGCACTGCGGGGGAGCAAGGTTATACGCCCGGCACCGATGAGATCATGCACGAACCATCTGGACTTGCTTCCACGGCTGGCGATATTACTAGAGTAGATATTTGGGTTGATTATATTTATTTAGATACTGATGAACGTAGAAAATTCGCTCAATTATCGCACGAATATTTAATAGAACAATTACAATATACCGGAGAAGAATCATATAGTACTCAAGTTAGATTAAATTTCAATCATCCTTGCAAAGAATTGATATGGGTTTCTAAATGGCCTGGTGATAAAGGTAGCACTTCTAAAAATCCTGTATTACAATGGAATAATTATTCTACTGAAAATGATGCCACGGTTGATGGCCCCAATCCAGTAACTACAGCACACATCAGACTTAATGGCAATGATCGTATTGCTCCACGTGATGGTACTTATTTCGATAAAATCCAACCTTATCAACATCATACTAATGTACCTAAAAATGGTGGCATTAATCTTTATTCATTTGCAATTAAACCAGAAGAACATCAACCATCGGGTACTCTTAATATGTCGCGCATAGATAGTGCTGTATTAGCATTAAAAATAACTAATAGCGACAAAAAAACTGGTAATTTACAAATATATGCTGTGAATTATAACGTTTTACGTATATTATCAGGTATGGGAGGACTCGCGTATTCCAATTAAATTATATTATTAAAATTTTTTTTCTAACTATATTATATAATATAAAGTAAATAATTAATGGGCGGCGGTCTTCTTCAACTCGTAGCTTATGGAGCACAAGATGTATATTTAACAGGTAATCCACAAATTACCTTTTTCAAAGTAGTATATCGCAGACATACTAACTTTGCTTTAGAATCTATTCAACAAACATTTAATGGTTCTGTTGGATGGGGGAATCGCGTAACCGCAACTATTTCTAGAAATGGCGATTTAATTAGTCGTGCTTATTTAGAAATGAAAGTAACTGGTGGTACAACTTTAGTTCCAATGGTTGGTTTAAAAGCAGTAAAATATGTAGAATTAGAAATCGGAGGTCAAAAAATAGATAAACATTATGGCGAATGGATGTATATTTGGAATGAATTATCAATGCCCGTTGGTAAAAAACAAGCTTATTACAATATGGTTGGTGGCAAAGGTATGGATAACGCTTCAACAATGTATGTTCCACTTGAATTTTGGTTCTGCCGTAATGTTGGTTTGGCTTTACCGTTAATTGGATTGCAATATCACGAAGTAAAAGTTAATATTCAATTTGCACCAGATAGTGAAGTTGCTGACGCTGCCTCTGAAGCTGGTAAATTAGAATGCTCTTTATGGGTTGATTATGTTTATTTAGATACTGATGAACGTAGAAAATTCGCTCAATCTTCTCACGAATATTTAATAGAACAATTACAATTCACCGGTAAAGAACAAGCTAATAGAAAAATTAAATTAAATTTTAATCATCCTGTTAAAGAATTAATATGGGTTGCAGAAGATTCTACAAAAATCACCCGAAATTGGATGAACTTTTCTAATAATAAGGGCAAGCTTACTAACAATGGTGCCAACGTGGGTGATAATAACTATGAAACTATTTCTAATCTTTTAGGTAATCAAGGCACTACTAAAAATTTAATAACTAAAGCAAAATTAACACTTAATGGCAATGATCGTTTTGCAGTACGTGATGGCATGTATTTTTCTACCATACAACCGTTTCAACATCACGAAAATGTACCTAATAATGTTGGTATCAATTTATATTCATTTGCCTTAAAACCTGAAGAACATCAACCATCAGGTACTCTTAATATGTCTCGTATTGATTCTGCTACTTTGGATTTAGAGTATGCCGCAACCGTGAACAATACAACAGCAGATATGGTATCAGTATATGCTGTTAATTATAATGTATTACGTATATTATCTGGAATGGGTGGAATTGCTTATTCTAATTAAAAAAATTATTTTTTTTCTTAAATAATATAATAGAGAGAAACAAAATATAAAATGGGTGGTGGTCTTCTTCAACTCGTAGCGTATGGCGCACAAGATGTGTATTTAACAGGTAATCCTCAAATTACCTTTTTCAAAGTGGTATATCGTAGACATACCAATTTTGCTTTAGAATCTATTCAACAAACTTTTAATGGTTCTGTCGGTTGGGGTAATCGTGTAACTGCCACTATTTCTAGAAATGGTGATTTAATCAGTCGTGCTTATTTGGAAATGACTACCACTGGTGATGGTTATGCTGCATTATATGGTTTAAAAGCGATTAAATATGTTGAATTAGAGATAGGTGGTCAAAAAATAGATAAACATTATGGCGAATGGATGTATATTTGGAATGAATTATCAATGCCTGTTGGTAAAAAACAAGCCTATTATAATATGGTAGGAGGCATGGGTGGAGATTTGACTGCTGCGCAGGTATATATTCCTTTAGAATTTTGGTTTTGTCGCAATGTAGGTTTAGCATTACCTTTAATAGGTTTACAATATCACGAAGTTAAAGTAAATATTCAATTCGCCGGAAAAGCTGAAGTAGCGTCAGCCGCAGGGGCATTAGATGCATCGTTATGGGTTGATTATGTTTATTTAGATACTGATGAACGTAGAAAATTCGCTCAATCTTCTCACGAATATTTAATAGAACAATTACAATTTACTGGTAAAGAACAAGCTAATAGAAAAATTAAATTAAATTTCAATCATCCTGTTAAAGAATTAATATGGGTTCATGAAGATGATACAAATACCTATGAGGATTGGATGAATTATACTGTTAACAGTGGCGTAGTCGCGGCTGCCGACCTCACAGCTAATTACACATCTTTGGTTAATGTGTTGTCCTCTGCTGGTACCACTAGCAATCCAATTGCTAAGGCAAAATTAACACTTAATGGAAATGATCGTTTTGCAGTACGCGATGGCATGTATTTCTCTACCATACAACCATTCCAACATCATGAAAATGTACCCAATAACACAGGTATTAATGTTTATTCCTTTGCATTAAAACCAGAAGAACATCAACCATCTGGTACTCTTAATATGTCTCGTATTGATTCCGCCACTTTAGATTTAGAATATGCCAGTGGAGCAGCGGCCGCGGGAGATATGGTATCAGTATATGCAGTTAATTATAATGTATTACGTATATTATCTGGTATGGGCGGAATTGCTTATTCTAACTAGATAATTTATAAGTTATTTTTTTTCTCAAATAATATAATAGAAAGAAACAAAATAAAAAATGGGTGGTGGTCTTCTTCAACTCGTTGCTTATGGCGCTCAAGATGTATATTTAACAGGTAATCCACAAATTACCTTTTTTAAAGTAGTTTATAGAAGACATACTAACTTTGCTTTAGAATCAATTCAACAAACCTTCAATGGTTCTGTTGGTTACGGACAACGTGTTACAAGCACTATTTCTAGAAATGGCGATTTAATTAGTCGTACTTATTTAGTTGTTAATACTACCTGTGCGAAGTGTTGTCCTTATTATGGTTTAAGATTAGTTAAATATGCTGAAGTTGAAATAGGAGGTCAAAAAATAGACAAACATTATTCTGAATGGATGTATATTTGGAATGAATTATCGTTACCAGTAGGCAAAAAAGCGGCTTATTATAGTATGGTTGGTGGTAGCGGAGGCGATTTATCTGCAGCGGGAAATTTATATATTCCTTTAGAATTTTGGTTCTGTCGTAATGTAGGTTTAGCTTTACCTTTAATTGGATTACAGTATCATGAAGTCAAAATTAATATTCAATTCGCCCTTGACACCGAATGTACTCAAGAAACCCAAACTGCCGCGGGAACATTTAATGCATCATTATGGGTTGATTATGTTTATTTAGATACTGATGAACGTAGAAAATTCGCTCAATCTTCTCATGAATATTTGATAGAACAATTGCAATTTACCGGTAAAGAATCTGCGAGCAATAAAATCAAATTAAATTTTAATCATCCCGTTAAAGAATTAGTATGGACCGTACAAAAGGATTCTCCAAATAATGATAATTGGATGAACTTTACAAATGATCATGATGTGGTTGTGCAGGGCGACACCAATACCTATCCTGCTCTAAATGATTTAATTGGTCCATCCGGAAGTTTATATAATCCAGTTAGGGAAGGTAAATTAACATTAAATGGAAATGATCGTTTTGCTAACCGCGATGGCAAATATTTTAATTTAATACAACCATTTCAACATCATGAAAATGTTCCAAATAATGTAGGTATTAATGTATATTCTTTTGCTCTTAAACCGGAAGAGCATCAACCATCCGGTACTCTTAATATGTCTCGTATTGATTCCGCTACTTTATCTTTAGATTATGCTGCTCTAGGAGGCAGTGGTAATTCAGTATCAATTTATGCTGTGAATTATAATGTATTACGTATATTATCCGGTATGGGCGGTATTGCATATAGTAATTAAGTATAATTATGATATTTTTTTTTCTCCTAGTATAGTATAAAAGTGAATTAACAACAAATGGGTGGTGGTCTTCTTCAACTCGTAGCGTATGGAGCACAAGATGTATATTTAACTGGTAATCCACAAATTACTTTTTTTAAAGTGGTTTATCGTCGTCACACAAATTTTGCAATGGAGGCAATAGAGCAAAGTTTCAATGGTAACCCAAATATTGGTTCTCGTGTTAGCGTTTTAGTAACTCGTAATGGTGATTTAATAAACCGTATATATTTCAAATGTACTTTGAAAAATGACCATGACAACGACAAGCTTGCATTAGTTCCATATTATGGTTTAAGATTACTTAAAAATATTGAATTAGAAATTGGAGGTCAGCGTATAGATAAACATTATTCAGAATGGTTATATATTTGGAATGAATTAAGTATGCCGGTTGGTAAAAAAACTGCTTATGATGTTATGGTTGGTGGCAATAAGAGAAATAGTTCTACTATCCTCACCGCGAAAGGAACTGTTGATGTATATGTACCTTTAGAATTTTGGTTTTGTCGCAATGTAGGTTTAGCTTTACCACTAATTGCTCTTCAATACCACGAAGTTAAAATTAATATAGAATATGCAAATAGTAATGAATTAGTAGATACCACGGCTGGCAATTTCTCATATGTGGGAGATACAAAAGATGCGACTGGAGACAATGCAGTTGCCGGCAATAAGGGTGGAACATTAATAATGGAAACATCTCAATTATGGGTTGATTATATCTTTTTAGATACTGATGAACGCAGAAGATTTGCTCAGTTATCTCATGAATATTTAATAGAACAATTGCAATTTACTGGTTCTGACAAAATTTCTGCATCATTAGGGGATGCACTTAAGAGTGTAAGAATGAATTTCAATCATCCTGTAAAAGAATTAATTTGGACTATTAAACCAGATCCGCAGACGGGTAGCAGCCCTGAGACCCTTGGTATTGGGGAAGTCGCTAATGCGGAAAGCAAACCATATTGGAACAATTTCTCCGATAATCCATTTAATATGTATAACCATGTTGATTCTGATGGCAATAAAGACCCGGCCAGCACCAACGGCGGTACCGCGGTATTTGGTAGTGCCGGGGTACTACCCCAAAATCCTATAAGAAGGGGCAAATTGCAACTAAATGGCAATGATCGTTTTGCGGAGAGGGATGGTATGTATTTTTCAACAATACAACCTTATCAACATCATGAAAATACACCAAATCATTATAAATTAGGTATTAATGTATATTCGTTTGCATTAAAACCTGAAGAACATCAACCATCTGGTACTCTCAATATGTCTCGTATAGATAGTGCTCATTTACAAGTGGCAAGTAGTGTAACAGGTTTAATTAGCGTATACGCAGTTAATTATAATGTATTACGTATATTATCTGGTATGGGTGGTCTTGCATATTCTAATTAAATGTAAAAATTTTTTTTATATAAATATTAAATCATATTATAAATTAAAGATGTTAAAATATATTAAAATTATATTATTTATTTTACAAATAAACAATTTTCAATCTGCTAAATCTTTTATTAAGCCATATTACTATTTTAATAATAATAATTTAAAAAAAAACAGATTAAATAAATTAAATGCTTTAAAAGCGAAATTATACAATAACAATTCAAATACTATAGATAATTTAAAATTACAAAAATATCACGAAACAACAAATTATTTAAATACATTAAATAAAAATGTTACACTAAATAATAATGTTACATTAAATAATAAATATTATCAAAACAAAAAATATAATAACGATGATTACTTGAATGAATTGAATAAAAAATATAAATTAAAAATAGAAAATAGTATAGTATCAAATAAAAATATTATAAATAAAATAAATATCGATGATCTAATTATGTTTAATAATTTTATAGATGCTATATATTATAATATAAATAATAATATGGATAAAATAATTATTGAATTTAAAAATAATACAAGAAAAGTATTTTATTATGATAGCGAATTTTTAAATATAACAAACATTTTTGATATAGATGATAATTATGATTTAATTAATATGAAAAATTATCCCTATTATATATCGAATACACCCTTTGCCTTTTTAATATGTGAACAAAAATAAAAAATAATAATAGAGATAATAAATTATAATGAATATTTCTATAAATAGTTATAATTTCAAAATATTAATATTTTTAATATTAATGATATTTATTAGTTTAATATTAATTATAATTCTAAATAATGATAATCGAGAAGAAACTTTTGAAAATTTAACTACAGTAAAAAATGAAAATCAAAAAAATGCTAGAGAAAAACTAGGCATTGATAATTCTAATAATAATAGACTAATAATTAAAGGAGAAAAAGGGGATAAAGGGGATAAAGGTAGTGACGGAATTAAAGGGGATGATGGAAATGAGGGGAAAAGAGGAATAACAGGAAAAAAAGGGAATAATGCTTCACCGCTACCGCCAATAAAATTTATAGACAAGGAAACAGGAGAAATATTAGGTAAATTTCCAGACGAGGGATATCCTTCTATTGAAGAACAAGCAAAAAAAGGGATACAAGAAATTATAATACACATACCGCCTGGGAAAAAAGGAGATAGTGGCGAAAAAGGTAAAATGGGACAAAGGGGTTCAACAGGTTCTCAAGGAACTAGTAGTATGTGTGTTGGTAAGGGGGATAGTGGAAAAGAAGGGAAGAGGGGTTATCAAGGTGAAAAAGGAGAGAAGGGGGTGCAAGGTGAAAAAGGGGAACCCGGTATTCCGGGGACAACAGCAACAGAAGGTTTGCCGGGTGTTCCAGGTATGAAAGGTGCTCCAGCTATGCCTCCAAAGGATGGTAAGGATGGTGCGGTAGGTCCACGGGGTCAAGTAGGACCAGTAGGACCAGTAGGACCCGCGGGACCATTAGATATTAGAAATATTCCAAGAAATAAAAGAAAAGAACATAGAAATCACCATAACGCACATGTACCATTTATTAAAATAGAAGAAAGAACAATGGGTGGTAATGGAGGAGCAAATAATGATATATGGTTTTATAGATGGGGTGATAATTGTTTATTTTATGCGGTATGGCATGATGGTGGTTCTAGAAAACCAGGATTATTTCATTTTAAATCTAGTCACGTGCACAGAGACCATCCCGAAGCGAAACAAGGAGGTCACAGATGGCAAATACCAAATTTAATGGGTGGATCTGGACATGGATTTGCAGATTGGGCTGAAATACGCGACGGGGGTAGTATTAAAATTTGGGTTCATAGGGTACCGACAGGAACAAAAGCATCAATTATTCAACTATGGTGGGATAATTAAATTTTAGATGATTTATTTATATTATATTTTAATTTATCATTAATAAATGACAAATCTTCATTATTTTTACGCATTTTTTCTAATGAAGAATATATTGCTATTCTAATATTTTTAACAATATATTTACTTTCTAATTTATCAGTATTTAAAAAATTATTACTTCTTTTAGATTTTAAAACATTATTTTGTTCTTGAATAGAGAAATTTTCCCATATAAATTTATTATCAACAATATCTCTATATAATTCTAAAATTTCATTATGTGAAATTACACCAGGATTTGTAAAATTATAACAACCTTTTTCTTTATTAATCATCATTTCTAAACTGAGTGGTAACATATCATCTAAAACAGTCATTGAATTGCTGATGCTACATATTTTTTTATATTTTGTTATTTTTGTGATAAAATTTCTTTCATTATTATCACTAGATATTGGCATTCTAATTCTTAATATTAAAGCATTAGTTTGTTTCATTAACATATCAGTAAAACCTTTAACAATGCTATAATTTGAACCAAAAAAATTTGGTTTATCATCTTCACTAAATATAATATTTGGATCATTAAATATACAACCTGTGCCAATATATGTAAAATGAATGTTGTTTTTGTCAGAAAACATCGCGAGTGATAATGGTACAAATAAATTATCGTTAATATTTTCTTTTAATGTAGAAGAATTTTCTAAATAATCAATAGTATTGTATTTTACACTATCAATATAACCATGTGTTCTACCGGAACAACAATAAATATGTGTTGTTTCATATTCTAAAATTTCTTTTAAAATATTATTATCCTCAGCGCGCA